CGATGGTTGTCCCACGCTTGTACTGTGATACTGAGATTTCTGGTTCTTTGATAATTCTGCAATATGTTCAAATAAGATCGTTAGTTCTTATTCCGCTTTTTAAAGCTGCTACATGTCGCCATGTAGATCAGACCATATCATCATCCACTGGGGATGCTCTGCGCTTCGAGCCACTTGGCTCTACTTCCTTTCGGAATGGTCGTTGAACGTTCCTATTTCTAGGCTTCGCTGCTGATTGTCTCGTAGAGATGTCCCAGCAATTCACAGAGTTTTTCGAAGTAGATTGCTCTACTAAGCCGCCAAATTAACGGTATCACCTTGGGAGGCGATTTCGCCGAAATAATCAGAGTTGGAAATGTCGCCAACAACTGTTGCTTTACGAAATGCGTTTTGCGTTTTCTTTGAGTAGATTACGCTGGAAAAGTTTCCATTTGGGAGGTTGGAATAACCTCCTGCTTTTTGAAATGCCATTTCTAAACTCCTTGTGAATGGCAGGACGCAAGGGCGTCCGGTCAGCACAGAAGGGACAAGGAAGTGGCAGTACGGTTGGTCTGGGTGGTGACGCAAAATAGCGAAAGGCCAGTTCCGACTGGTGGACTAACGTCTTAAATCTTCTGAAAATAACAATTGCAGGAGTGGGCTAACAGGCGGTCCTGAATTGAAGGGAGATCGATTTAAATACTATCGATCGGTGATTATCTAGCGCCGCCAGATAAATCATAGTCGAAGGTGCGAGCAGCCATTGCTGCATTAATCGCCTCTTCATATTTCTCAAATTCTTTGTCACTCATTTGGGCTACTTGGCTTTCAGAGAACTGCATTTTGCCTTGCGCTGTTGGTGCTGAAGAACTTGTTCGCCCGACGGCTTGAGCCGCTGAGTTTTTGTTAATGGTTTTGCGCTTACCGGTATCTGACTTGTATAAGTCGATCGCTCGGGAAGCAGCACGAGCATCTGTGTTGTTTTTATACAGGCTGTCTTGGATGTTGCTGGGCTGTAAGGCCACCCACTCATGAAATGCGGGGTCTTGCCGTATGTCACTAAAGTCAGGATGAGCCTTCATCAGCTGCTGTTCAGCTTCCTTACGAGTGAGCTTGCTTTCAAGCTGTTTCAGGCCCTCTAGCCGCTTCTCACCCTCTTCCAGGGCTTCATTCGCTCTCTTTCGAGCAATTGTATCCACGATCTTTGCCACATCAGGATATTTACGAGACCACTGGTCTATTTCATCATCAGTCTTCGGGAACCTGATCTGACCCTTAGCAGCAGCGTCCAACTGTTTCTTGATGTTAGCAATTTCTTGATCTTTTTGCTGCATCAGTTGCTGGCTATGCCGACGTAAATCGCCGTATCGCTTTTTGAAAGATGCTTCATCTACATCTGAAGTCATTGATGCAGATTGCTCTGCTTGAATCTCTTCTGCGTAAGACAGATTATCCTCTGCCTCTTCGAGACGTCTATATTTTGCCATTTGATTTTCCTTTGGGGGCCGCTTTGCGGGTGGCCCATTAGTTCACACGATGAAACTAACCTTTGGCGTTTTCATCATGCTGTAGGACGTCATTTTTCCGTAAGAATTATTCTGATATTCTTCGGTTTCATCGACGTCAGGCTCTTCGTAGATTGTCTCTACTGAAGCCAATTCAATTTCGTTGCCTTCGGGTGTTTCAATGTAGTCTTCCGCTTCTTGTTCGGAATAACCCGCATCCGATACTTGGGCGTCCTCAACGCCTTCGCTATCGGGTTCTTCTTGCGTTTCACCGTCCACCTCTACCAGCAATCCCATGCCATACATGCTCATGAGACCAGCCTCGGCCTCCTCCTGCATTTGCATGATATGTTTAAGCCCATGCCACTTCACGGTTTGAGCGTTTAAGACGTATTCGTTTTCGGAGATCAGCGCCGGAATATCGTCAGCCACCTCATTATCAGTCACACCCAAAGGAGCATCTTCACTCATCAAACCGCATGGCATCCCACCATGGCTCATCTCGACCAACTCTTCTTTTTCGATGGCCTCTTGAACAGCTTTGCCAACAGTTTCTTCGTATTTAGAGAGTTTGCCATCGCCATCTTTGTCGGCAGCTTTTTCGTCTAATTGGAATTTCTTTTTAGCCATTTTCAAGCCTTCTGCGGTGTTGATGCCCTTGCGGGATTGAGCCAGTGTGAGCATTATTTTGATCCTTCGATCACTTCGTCACGGAGAGTTTGGAACCTACGCATTTCACCAATTGCACCCTGAATTTTTGAAATTCTTTGAGGGTCAGACGAGGTTTCGAGATGATCTCTCAAAATATCTATCCTCGCATTTACATAGCTTTGGATGTCGCCCATAATTTTCTTGTCGTTAACCAGCAGCAAAAGTGTTCTGTAAAATTGTTGATCCATGAGGGCCTTATGAAAAAATTAGCAGCGTTACTCGCATCAGTCGCAGTTCTTTGGGGAAGCCATGTCGCTGCTGGAGTCGTTTTTAAGGGAGAAGAAGCGGTAGAGCTTATCGTTAAGGCTCACGAGGAAGGCATAATCTTGCGAAAATCGCATGATCTAAAAATGGGGACGAGTTTGGATATATTACTCGATCTCAGATACTATGCGTGCATGGTAACTATCTATGACCAATTTTGCACAGATGTAACGGGCTATGGTGGTAACTATGAAAAGTAAACTGACGGAAACAGCGCCCCTAAATCTGGCCTAACAGAAGTTTAACCCTGACCGTCATCCACCTCGAAACAATAAAGAGCAATATTGCTGGTGGTTACCAAAACTCTTGCTTCAGCTTTATGCTCTAAACACTCTTTTTGATTAAGAAATTGACCTAATTGGTAGTGGGTCACGTTGTTGTTGACTAACTGAAAAAACACCAGCACCCACATTACTGTACAGTGCCTTGTGGTGCTGCATTTGGAGGCACAGGTTGCTGGCCACCATTGTCGCCACCACCAGCCCCAGTGAAGCCCGGTGCGCCTGGTTCTGGGGCATTACCTGGCCCAGTGTTATCAGCGCCAGTTCCAGTGGGGTCTTGGACGCCTGAGGCGCCTCCCTGAGGTACAGGAGCGCCTTGTGGTGGCTGAGGCATCATAGCTTGAATTTCAGCCATCATCTTAGCCTGAATTGCGGCTTCTCTTGGGTCGTTTAAGATTTTGTCCTCATCCAAATCCATTGAGGCTGCGATCTCACGCAGGATGTAATCATACTTCACAAAGGGCGCCATTGCTGGGTTCTGGGACATCTGCATAAATTGCAGCAAACGCTGACTACGAATTTCATTACGCATCAGGCTCTCAGTGCCTCTGGCACGGACGTCTAAGTCACCCTTCACAAACTCTTCATCGAAGTTGAATTGCATATTGAATGCGAAGAGTGCTTTGCCCAAAGGAGACAGAAGATAATCGTCGATATTGCGAACTACAGCTTTGATATTTTGTGCTGCGGCGCCCATTAGCATCGACATGCCTGACGCAGTCCGCCCTACCCCCATCACACCACCTACGCCGTGGCTGTATGAAGGGATGCCAGTGCTTTCGTCTGACAACTGCCGAGCCTTATCGAACATCATCAATAGTTCCTGCGACACGTTTGGAAACTTAGTCCCAAAGATGGCTTGCCCAGGAGCGCCAGCCTGCCGGCGGAATACTTTGCCGGGGTACACCGATAAGTCTTGCCCAGGCACCAAGTTGGTTTCATCGATCTCAATCAGGAGATTGCCAGACAGTGCGCCGTTATCAACCGCCATCCGCATGAAGCCATTCATCAGCAGCTGGGTGTCTTCCATGTTCTCGGCAACACCAATGCCAAACATGCTGTAAGGGTTTAGCTCATAGGGAACGGAAGCATAAGGAATGCGTGTAGGCGTAAAGGGGTTCAAAACCAGTCGTAAAATCTGACCGTTACAAACCCAAACATTTACCTGAATTTGATCACGATCTTCGAGACTATCAGGGATTTCGATATTAGCTTCTTCAGCTAACTCTGTATCAAGAACGCCCCAGTATTCTAACACTTCAAAGCGATCGACGCCTTCAACGAGACCACTGTCATCAAGACTGTCTTCCCAGTACTCACGAACATAATTCGTGCCATATTCTATAGCTAATTCAATGCTTTCCTCACGGAAATGCGGTCGGCGCTTTAAACCACGCATTTGTGTGCGATTTAAGCGATGGCGTTGGATAGTAAATTCGGATTCCGCTACATTTCGTGCGTCAGGATCAGGATAAAAATCCCAGATAGAAACGTACTCTACTTTTGGGATAGTTTCATACAGAGGATCATAAGTGCCTTCTGCATTCCATCTTGGATATTCTTTGTCGTAGGCAAAAGGACCTTTGATAATACCGGTCCCAAAGAGACAGCACTCAAATGCCATTGAACGAAGGTGCTTTGATGCCTGACTTTCCTCAAGCTGGTCATGCATCTTACGTTCCATCATCTGAGCAGCCTTTTTAGCAGGCTCAAATGTTATTGCTGTAGGTGTTCGTCCAGCGCCCTGCTCCATTTGGTCGCCCAACGGCTCAACTCGGGCCTGATATACTCCAAGGTCTTTTGCTACGTCGGGTCGGACAATTGAGCGAGGCACTTGGTAGTCTACACCAGTCTTTTCTTTGACTACTTCAGTCGTCAGAGCATTGGCATCGAAATGTACAGCGTCAGCGACATTGTTTGGGTAGTTTCTAGGCTCAATTCCAATTGGAAACTTTGATCCAGCAAATAAGACATCCACGATCTGAGCATATGCGGCCAAAACCTTAGTTTTCGTGATTTTTACGAATGTTTTAGACTTTTCGCTGTCAGTAAATTGGACATCAGGGCCGTATAGTCCACGATAGTTGCGGTAGGACATAAGCCAACGCTCTTCGTCCACCATTCGATCGTCTTTTGAACGACGGAACTGGCCTTCAACATAGGCAGCTATACCAGAATATTCAGTATTTTCCTGCTCAACATCACCATCCTCTTCCAAGGCCGTGACTGTAGCAGTCTCGGTCATATTTTCAGGATCAACGTCATTGGGTTTTTGCATTAAAGCCATGGATGTTTGCTTTTTATTGTTGGTGGTGATTGGATGCAGGCGCTACTGGGAGCCGCAGAATATGACTGAAGAAGAAAAACAGGCGTTAAGAAACTCATTTGCCGGTAAATCCGTTTCTCAAATGACGCCCGATGAACGCAAAGTTTTTGATGAAGATTTCCAATATGGGTTTGGCAATAAACCAGCCAGTAAGCCGTCGGGTTCGAAAAACCTTCCAGCCTTAAGAACACCAAGCACAACTTCGGCGGTTCTGAAGCTCAAACAGTTGATCCAGCGCATATAGTTTCCATGCTAATATCCAAAAACTGCGTCTACCGGTCGGTAGGTGTGCTGGTTAGTCCCAGTGCCGAAATCAAATGGTGAAAACGATTTAGG